ATTTAAGGCAAAAACCTTCACTACTCCATCAGAGGCTACGGTTTCAGCTTCAATTTGAAAACCAAGTCCGCCGTTTGCAGCAATAGCAGCCGCATCTAGAAGTACTCCATCAAAAAAGAACAAAGCTCCATAAGTATCTGAAGCTCCGCCTGGAACTCCTAAAGTAATATCATATTCACCAGCAGCAGTTCGAGATATTGATTTAATACCTGCACTACGAGTTTCGTTTAAAGTAGCGGCACCTGAAGCACCAATTGAAGCTTGTCCAAAAAGAATTTTAACTTTTTTATCTAAAGCTTGTAATCTATTAAAATTTCGATTAGCCATTTTATTTCTCCTTTAGTCTGAGTGTAATACAACACGCAGCAAAAAAGAGGAGCCTTTCAGCTCCCCAATATTAAATTAAGATAATGCAACTCTAACATTATAGCCTGGTCCTCTACACCCTAATTGAGCATAGTAACCAACCCTAACTTCAACAGCATCAGCAGTAGATTCTCTAAGGAACTTAAGTCCGTCTGAATCTAAGATCTTAGGACACTTACCAAGAGAGTAAAGTTTCCAAACATCTAATTGAAGCATGAAAGCTACGTTATTAGGACAGTTTTGATCTGGTATAACCTTAATAGGTCCTCTAGGTCCATGAATCAAAATACCTCTAAAACCAATTTGAGGATTTATTTTCTCATCAATGTAAGAAACCTTAGAACCTAGAGCTTTCTCTAGATCAGCAAAGTTAGAGTAGTTTACGAAACAAATGTCTGGTTTCCCACCTTCTCTAGCTACTCTGGCAGCAGCACCGATAAGACCTTCTTCCAAAGGAAGTGAGGAAGCATCGAATCTTATACCAGCCAAACGGGTAGAATCAGCACTTCTATCTACACCAAAAAAAGCATCCCCAGAAGTAGGGGCAGTAGACGGTATCCAAGCCTTAAGACCTTTAACCTTAAGATCATAATCCCCTTCAGGAACGATAAAGTCTAAAGCAGTAATACTAGTAATAGTATTAAGGTTAGCACTCATTACCATAGAACCAGCATCTCTATTTACAGAGTCAACGGTTAATGGTCCACTTGCTCTTACAGTACCGCCAGTAGCAGCAGTATAAAAGTCAACTTGCATACCAACTTCAAAATTAGTAATATCTTGAGAAGTATTAAGAGTTAAAGTAGTACCTGCAACAGTAGTATCAATCTGACCAATAGAACCCCCACCATCGCCAAAAAGACCAATAGCAAGAGACCGAGTAGCAGATTCAATAGCACCATCGATTTCGAAAGTAGCAGCTTCCATGAATGCATTCGCATTACCTTTAGAAGCTTCTATAGTTTCGTTAGCAATTGATGCAAGAGAATAGTCGGCAACCCTGGTAAGCAAGAATGCTTTTAATTGAGAGTTGGTCTTATTCGCTTGAGCATCGGAAAAGGTAGCAGAACGACCTTGAGGTAATCCATATTTAATGGGTAACTTCAGGTTTTCACCACCGAACTGTTCATATTTAGAAACCATGGCAAGGAATGGATTATCCTTGTAGACCATGTTTTCAATCCTTTCATTTGTATAATGCTGCTTTAGAGCTGCAGCAAAAGTTGTCATATTTAAAGCCATTTTAAACTCCTTATAGTTAATTAAGACTTATTAGTAATTATTCCCATTGTAATATTCTGGCTGCACGAGCCTTACTTTCATCATCTGATAACATACGATTAGCACCTTCATAATTCACTTGTGCCGAGTGATCGTTGGATAGTGTAACTTGTTCCATTGCTTCTAACTCTGATGGGTCAATTCCTAACCTGTTACTTATTTTTTTTAACTTCATAAGTTTATTAGCTTCTTCCTCTAAATAACTTTCTACCGCATCGGCGGCTTCTTCTATATCTAGTACTCTTCCAGTTTCATTGTAATGTTCTTCTATTACATCATAAACTAAACCATCTGCTTCACTAGCAGCTATTAACTCAAATTTTTCTGGATTTTGTTGTACTATATTTCCTATCTCATCTTGAAAATTTTGTTGGATAGAGTCATAATAGGTATCTTGTTCTAATTGCTCCTTTTGATCTAACCTATTTTCTAATTCCTCAAATTTTTGTTTATAATCATTCTCTAATTCCTGTCTCATAGCAGCTAACTGCATATCAGGAGTTAACTTTCCATCATTTAGGGCTAACTCTGTTAACTTATCGTATCCTAAACCAGCCTCTTCCAGTGCTTTAAGAGGATTATTCCGCAGCATATCTTCCCAATCGACCTCTGGCTCTTGGTCTCTAGTCTCATAATCTGCTAATCTTCGCTCCATTTCTTCAAACTTTGACTCATACTCGGACTCTCTTTCTCTTAGAGCCTTTTCTTTTCTACTTAAAGCGGCAAACTTTGAAGCAAATTGGTCCTGATTTGAACCTTCTTCTGGTGCCTCTTCATAATTATCGGAAGCATATTCGTTGTGATCATACAGGTCTCCGGTATCTTCGGCTCCTTCTGTTTGATTTACTACAACGTCATTTAAGTGTTCATGTGATTCTGCTTGTCCGTCCATCAGTTTCTCCTTACTTGGTGGGCATAGCCCGATCTAGTGATCTATTAATTGTTTTCTTATTATAATGGTTCTTCTGTTATCTCTTGTTCGCTTATTTGTTCTTCCACCGGAGGCTCTCCTTCAGGCATAGGAGGTAAAGGTTCTGCTCCTTCCAATTCTTCTGTTACTGCTCCTACAGGTACGTCTGCGCCTCCCATAGCCGCTAGTTTTTGAGCTAACTCGTCTGGAGTAGGTTGTGGCATCTTAGCTTTATTTAATAAAGTCTGACAATCCTCCATATACTGTCTCAATAATTCTAATCGGTCTTCTGGAGCATTTCTAACTCGGTACATTAAATATGCCTGTTGGACTTTTCTAACTGCATTTTCTAAGTTTTGGTAAGGTTCAGGTGGAAAATATTTGCCCTCATCCATCATTGTTTCTATCATTTTTTCCAAATTTTTATTATCTGAAGTTAAAAGATCCATAGTACTTTCTAAATCAGGAAAATCTAAAAGACCAATAGCTGCCTCTTTTCCTATAAAGCCTGCTTGTAACATATCTTGCACATCAGCTAATCTAGCAGCCGGAGTAGTGGATAAGGCTGAAGTGGGAAAGATTTGCATCATATATTTATCAGCATCCATATCTACATCTTTCCATTTAATGGTATCAACAAATTTTCCATCCCTAGCCTTAACACTAAGATTAGGATTTTTTTCATATAAGTCTTTAGCTAAATCTATAATAATTTCTGCTGAATCTAAAAATGTTTTTTCATATCTTTTAGCTACAGACATAAACCTTTCAGTTTCTAAATCATTAAAAGTTCTTAAAGCTTTTCCTGAATCCAGTCCAGCAGGTTTTACTGACTGAGCAGATAGTTGAGAAATTCCTGCAATCTCATATGCTCTAGCAAACAGCTTATCTACATGAGAAAATAATTCTGGTGGAATTCCTCCAAGAGGTGCGTATTGTGGAGGAGTCCCTACATATTTAATAACTCCTCCAATCTTGTTATTTAAATGAGAAGACACGATCTTGGAACTTGCCTCTACTAATAGTTTTGGAATAGATACAAGATGCATTGAAATTTGTATAGTTCTGAGAGTTTTATTAATTTCAAGTTGTAAACCTTGTATTTGTTCCGCTAAACCTTGACCAAAAAAACCAACAGGTCTTACATTCCATCTAAAAAATACAAATGGAAAGTACTCTTTATAGTAATTTTCTTCAAATAATGTAACATTAGATACACATATGCTGTGCTTTCCATCTTTGGCTTTTGGACCAGAAGGTAAATGCCAAGATTCTACAACTTTTACCATGTCTTTTAAACTTCCAGTATAACTACTTTGTTCTCCATTAGCTCCTAAATTACTAGCTACTTCAATTTCTCGTTCAAATTTAGGAAACATTTGTTGTAAAACATCTTTATGGATATATTTTTCTTGATGCATCTGTCGAGGTTGAGCATAATAACATTCTATATCATCTACTTTAATTTCTTCAATAAGGACTCTTTCAGCATATAGTTGTCCATTCTTAATAAAAAACTTAATAGCTCCAGTTCCAAAAATACAAGCATCAGTAAAGGCTAGAACTGCCTTAGAATAGAAGTCCATATTTTCAAACTGACCTTCTACAAATTTAGTAAGTTTTTTTGCCTTAGATTGGAGACTAAAATCACCACCTGAAGTTAAGAAAGTTGCTTTAGGTTTATTTTTAGTTATTTTAGAAACTACCGTATCTACCATTGACTGAATTATATTAAGTGTTACCCTATTAAT